GGTTAAAAAAGTATGGCCTCATGTTAAAGATATTTATGGAGCATTTTATAAAAGTAAAACTGGAACCCTTGGGCCAGGCTTTTGAATAAAAGGAGGTGGTTTAATTGCTGCAAACGATGGAGTTGTACAACAAAGCCACCCCACAGTACTATGGTGCGTTCAGAGAGGCAGTTCTTCGGGGGGATATTCCTGTAAACAGGGAAATTTCCTTGGAAATGAATAGAATTGATGATCTTATTGCCAATTCTAATATTTACTATGATCCTAATGCAGTTGAGGGATTTATCAAATATTGTGAATGGGAATTGACTCTCACGGACGGCAGTGATTTATTTCTTCTAGATACATTCAAACTTTGGGCTGAACAGATATTTGGTTGGTATTACTATGTGGAAAGAAGTGTATATCAACCTGGATTTGACGGAGCTGAAGGTAGTTACATCAAGAAATTGATTAAGAAGCGTCTCACAACAAAGCAATATTTGATCGTTGCTAGAGGCGCAGCCAAATCTATGTATGCTGCTTGTCTTCATGCATATTTCTTGAATGTTGACACTGCAACTACTCATCAAGTTACAACAGCTCCTACGATGAAGCAAGCAGAAGAAGTTTTGTCTCCTATTCGAACGGCTATAACTCGAGCTCGTGGTCCTTTGTTCAAATTCCTGACTGAAGGATCTATCAGAAGTACAACTGGTCCTAGTGCTATGAGACAAAAGTTGGCATCCACCAAGAAAGGTATTGAAAATTTCTTGACTGGATCTCTTCTCGAGATCAGGCCAATGTCCATCAACAAACTTCAAGGTCTACGACCAAAATTTTCCAGTGTTGATGAATGGCTTTCTGGAGATCTCAGAGAAGATGTTGTCGGCGCAATCGAACAAGGCGCCTCAAAGATGGACGATTATTTGATTGTTGCTATTAGTTCTGAGGGAACTGTTCGTAATGGATCTGGCGATACGATCAAGATGGAGCTTGCCGATATTCTGAAGGGTGATTTCGAAGCTCCGCATATTTCCATCTGGCATTACAAGCTTGATGATATCGAGGAAGTCGCTGATCCGTCTACTTGGGTGAAAGCTAACCCAAATCTTGGATTGACTGTAACATACGATGTATATCACCTGGATGTGGAACGAGCTGAGAAAGCTCCTGCATCCAGAAACGATATTCTGGCCAAGCGTTTCGGAATTCCGATGGAAGGTTATACATATTTCTTTACATACGAAGAAACCTTGCCGCATCGTCACGCAGATTTTTGGACTACTCCATGTGCATTGGGTGCTGACCTTTCACAAGGTGACGACTTCTGTGCATTCACTTTTCTTTTCCCTCTGCAAAATGGTGCGTTCGGCATCAAGACAAGAAGCTATATTACAGAACTGACTCTTATGAAGCTTCCTGGAGCCATGCGTCAAAAGTATCAAGAGTTTATAAGTGAAAGTAGTCTTCATATTATGCCTGGATCGATTCTAGATATGATGGAAGTTTATGATGATCTTGATCAGTTCATTGAAGTAGCAGAAATGGATGTTCGTTGTCTTGGGTTCGACCCTTACAATGCTAAAGAATTTGTAACCCGATGGGAGGCTGAAAACGGACCTTTTGGAATTGAAAAAGTTCCTCAGGGAGCTAAAACTGAATCAGTTCCTCTTGGTGAACTCAAGATTTTGGCTGAACAACGAGCATTGATATTTGATCAGGATCTCATGTCGTTCGCTATGGGTAACGCAGTTACTCTTGAAGATACAAACGGAAATCGTAAGTTGTTGAAGAAGCGTGCTGAAGAAAAGATCGATAATGTTTCTGCTATGATGGATGCTTACATTGCCTACAAAGCGAACAAGGAGGCTTTTGAATGAATGAAGAATTAGAAGCCTTCCTTGAGCATCATGGAATCAAAGGACAACGTTGGGGCATTAAACGAAATCCAAAAACAGGTGTTAGACCTCTAGCTAAAACATTCAATAACAAATTTGGATCGATAGCTAGAAAAAATGTTAATGCTCATTATTCTCGAAGACGAGCTATAAAACGATTCTCCAATGATCCACAACGTCAAAAAAAGTTCATTGGAACAGCTGCAGTTGTTACTGTTATAGGTGCTTCTTTGGCTCTTGGTGGAAGTCACATTACGAAGATTCTTAAAGAACATGGGGCAAAGAAAGCAGCAGGAATTGTGTTTCAAAAAGGTGGAACCACAGTATTCAAATCTGGAACGTTTCACCCAGGCGATTTCATGGATGCAAGTGTTCCTGTAAGACAACTTACTGAAGCAGCTAAGATGCTTACTAGAGGAGGTGGATGAATGGAAGTCGAAGAATTCTTTGAACATCACGGCATCAAAGGACAACGCTGGGGAGTCAGAAAAACCAATCGTGAAGCTCGTAAAGATGCTAAAGAATTTGCTAGAGCTAAGATGTTCTTTGGAGAAGGTGCCGGGACTCGTCGTAAGTTGATCAATAAATCTGTCGAAGCCAAGAAGCAAAGAAGTTCAGCTTATGCAAAGGCATTTGATACGAACTTGGCTATACAAGATCTTTCGACCCATGCATCCAAGGCAAAGAAAGAACGTAAGCGCACTGATCGTAATACCAGAACTAAGCAGCGAGTTGGCGCTGTAGCTAGACGATTAACTGGAGAGATGGGTACACAAGCTGCTTTTGTTGCTGTAGCTACTGGAGGTGCAGCATTTGTAGCCAGCCCTAGAGGACAAAGATTCATAAAATCCAGTGCAGCTAAACTGAAGAATATTCAATCAGAAGTAGTTCGTCGTCGAGGAGCTTCTCATATTTCTAAATTACTAAGAGACATGACTTAAGGAGATGAGTTGATAACTGACATTGAGATTGAAGAATTCCTTGAGCATCATGGCGTCAAGGGCCAACGTTGGGGCGTTCGAGGAACAAGAAGAGTTCAAAAGAGATTAGATAGAGCTCAAAGACTTGCTACTGGAAAGGGTTCGGTCAAAGATCAACTTCTCAGATCGGCTTTTACCAAAAAAGGTTTGAATAGACAACTTCAACGTGGAGCAGATCATCAAGCTAAAGTCAATGCTGGAAAACGAAGAATTAGAAATCGTCTTGACATAATGGCTGGTGTTAGAGTAAAAGATTTGAATTTTCATAAAAAGGGTGACGCAAAGGCAAAAATGGATGGGGGTCAGAAAGCTGCTCTTGGATTTGTTGCGGCAATGGGTACGATTCAAGTTCTTTCACTTGCGTCAAGAGTTGCAAAAGCTTGATGATCACGATCGCTAGTTAATAAAGGAGGTGACGTATCTTGCCTATAATGTCTCGCATTAAATCCGCATGGAGCGCTTTTCGTAGTACCGAAGTGCCATATACAGATTATGGCCTCGGAAGCTCCGGTTATTCTTCTATTTCTCCGTCTAGACCAAGACTTCGGTATTACAATGAACGCTCGATTATTTCATCAATCTACACTAGAATTGCTATTGATGTTTCTAGTGTTCTGCTTAGGCATGTAAAACTTGATGATAAGGGGCGTTACCTAGAAGATATTCCTAGCAATCTCAATAGTTGTTTGACTCTTCAAGCAAATATAGATCAAGCTCCACAGGCTTTCAGAATAGATACTGTGTTGAGTTTGTTTGATAAAGGTTGTGTTGCTATAGTTCCTGTTGACACAACCGTCGACCCAAACACTAATATCACTATTGATATTTACACACTTAGAGTTGGCGAAATTGTATCGTGGCACCCAAAACACGTTAGATTGAACGTTTACAATGAGGAAAAGGGATCACGACAAGAAATTACACTAGAGAAGCGATTTGTAGCAATCGTTGAAAATCCTCTCTATTCTGTAATGAACGAACCAAATTCGACTCTTCAACGGCTTATTCGAAAGTTAAGTCTTCTTGATACTGTCGACGAACAATCAAGTTCTGGAAAACTTGATATCATCATTCAACTTCCTTATGTCGTAAAATCTGAAGCTAGAAAAGAACAAGCGCAGAAACGACGTGCTGATATTGAGTTTCAATTGAAGGGAAGTCAGTATGGAATTGCCTATACTGATGCTACCGAAAAGATTACTCAGCTTAATCGACCATCTGAAAACAATCTTTTGGCGCAAGTTGAATATTTGACAAACATGTTGTACGGCCAATTGGGCATAACTGAAGCTGTAATGAATGGCACAGCAGATGAAAAAACTATGATTAATTACAGAAATAGAACTATTGAACCCATAGTTACTGCTGTTGTCGAAGCCATGCAAAGAGCGTTCATCGGTCATCAAGGGACGGCGAATTCAGAAAGAATTCTTTACTATATTGATCCGTTTAAGCTTGTTACCGTTACTGATCTTGCGGAAATTGCCGATAAGTTTACTCGTAATGAAATCTTGACTGGAAATGAACTCAGAGGATTTATGGGAATTCCGCCATCTCCAGATCCTAAGGCGGATCAACTTAGAAATAGTAACATGCCACAATCTGACACCGAACCGGTGGCTAGCGTTTAAGAAAGGAAAGTTCAACTATGGAAGCAGACTTTAGCGGCTACGCCACCAAGGCGGGTCTAAAGTGCTCCGATGGACGAACCATTATGCCTGGCGCATTTAGGCATCAGGACAACATGCAGGTTCCTCTTGTTTGGCAGCACGGTCATAATGATCCTGAGAATGTTCTGGGTCATGTAATTCTTGAACATCGAGAAGATGGTGTTTATGGATACGGTTTCTTCAATGAATCCGTAAAAGCTAAGCATACAAAAGGTGCGCTGGTGCATAAGGACATCAATCAGATGTCTATTTGGGCCAACGACCTCATCGAAAGACAAAAGTGCGTTCTTCATGGAGTGATTCGTGAGGTCAGCCTTGTTCTTTCTGGTGCCAATCCTGGCGCTATAATCGATAACATCAGAATTCAACATTCTTCTGATGCAGAAGAAGATGAAGTTCTCGATGACGAAGCAATTATTTACACAGGTCTCGAACTCGAGCATTCAAGTAAGGATGACAGCATGGGTGACAAAACTGAAGATGATGAAGTTACAACGCAAGAGGTTTATGATTCACTGACTGACGAGCAGAAGGAATTCTTCCATTCGATTGTGGGAGAAGCTCTGGAAACTGGTAAGGAATTTGCGCATGCTGATTCTGGGTCAGGTGATGAAACCATCGAAGATGTTTACAATTCAATGTCGGAAAAGCAAAAGCAGGTGCTTCATTTCATGGTCGGAGAGGCTCTTCAGTCCTCCGGATCATCAGATATGCAGCAAGATAATCTGAATGATGACGATAACAACGAGGACAAGAAAGGCGAAGAAATGAAGCACAATGTTTTCGAGGATCAAAAGGACGACAAGGAGGCGAACGTCCTGTCTCATGAGGCCATGTCAGGAATTATTAGTGATGCTACCAAGACTGGATCTCTCAGGGATGCAGTAGATGCATATGCGATCGCTCATGGTATCACCGATATCGATACGCTGTTCCCTGATGCTGTTGCTCTTGACAAGACTCCTGAGTTTCTTAGTCGTCGAGTTGAGTGGGTCAATCAGTTTCTTTCTGCAGTTCGAAAGAGCCCATTCAGTCGAATCAAGACCATCACTGCTGATCTAACCTTTGAAGAGGCCAGGGCAAAGGGCTATGTCACTGGTGCACTGAAGAGGGAAGAGTTCTTTGGTGTGTCGAAGCGTGAAACGACTCCGACGACCATCTACAAGAAGCAGAAGCTTGATCGTGACGACGTTGTTGACATCACCGACTTTGATGTTGTTGCCTGGCTCAAGAGTGAGATGCGTCTCATGCTTGACGAGGAAATTGCTCGTGCAGCACTGATGGGTGATGGTCGTGACGTTTCTCATGCTGATAAGATCAGTGAGACAAGCATTCGTCCGATTGCCAAGGAGCATGAGCTCTTTGCAACC